TTTTCAAGCCGCCGCACGTCATTGGGGGAAAACCATCCCCACTGGCGCCCAACTGAATACGCTGTAAACCGGCTTTGCACGTCCCCGCGCAGCAACCCATCCACCAGAAACTCTGCAAAATAGCGTCCGCGCTCTCGTTTCAGCAGCAAAGACCGGCTGATCGCCTGCTCAATGTTCACCAGGTAAGGTCGCAAGGTGTAAATCACGAACTCAAGCGATTGCTGCTCAATGTTTGAGAAGGTCGCCCGCTCCAGGTCGCCAATCATATGCAGTGGCACCCGGTAAATAGAGGCAATTTCCTCTTTCTGGAATTTCCGTGATTGCAGAAATTGTGAATCCTCGGGCGGTATGCCAATCGTATTGACCGTCATACCTTCTTCAGCCACCGCCACCCCGTGGGAATTCTCAGTGCCACCAAAAGACTCAATCCAGCTGGAGCGCAACCGCCTCGCAGCGTCCTCTGTAAGTGTTTTGGGGTGGGAAAGGATGACGGAAGGGCGCGCATCGTTGGCAAATAACCTCGCTGCGTACTCTTCTAGAGACAAACTCAGCCCAATTGCCTGGCGTGCTGCCATGATGGGAGAGATACCCAGCACCCCTGTTTGACCAATTCCACGCGTATGGAAGACCTTTGAGGACGGTAAAACTACCGTTCCGCCGCTTCCCTGGTGATATTGGTAGGCTAATTCCCCTGTGTCAGGCAGTCGCAGCACTTCCATTTGGCTTGGAAGCAATGGATGGAGCCCAATAACCTGACCGGTTCTGTCATACTCAATCTCTGAATAAGCATTGCCCCACAGCAGCAAACTTCGCATGAGTGGCGAAGCTCGCCATTCGTAGCTGGTCATCTCGTCGTTTGGCATGTCGTGCAAAATGGTGTAAAGCGGGTGCTCAATAGCCCGCCGCTTGCCGCCATCTGGCAAGCGCTCATACAAAATCAAGGGTATTGAAGCCACTGTCTCAGCCAGTACCCGAACACAGGCAAATACCGCTGTCATTGCTTCAGCAGTCTCAGGTCGGATGGTGGCTCCGGTGTAGGTTGAGAAACCTGAGATACTTCGTGATTGTGTCAACCAGTCAGGAATCTTTTCCCGGCGCTCAAATGTTTGACGTAACCGTGTAAAAATATTCATATGATAATCAGCCCTCGACTTTCATAAACGGACTTGTCGCCGTTGCCATGCCGGATTGCTCGGTCGAGCGCCATAATTCCAGCCACCATGCCATCAATTTTTTGTCGGCTCTTGTCTTTATTCGGCTTTACATTCCCTGCCGGGTCAGTGCTCACCATCAGGTTGTCTGCATTCCACCGTAAAACCGGGTGTCCATCGTGTATCAGTGCATGGTTCAAAACGAGTCGTAATAATTGCTGTGTAGGCGGGCTCATACTCACAAATCCCTGACCAAATCCAACCATTGTGAACCCCGCGCCCTCCAGTTGTTGACTCACCTGGAATGCTCCCCAGCGGTCAAACGCAATTTCACGAATGTTATAGATTTCACCCAGGGCTTCAATGTCCTTGACGATAGTCCGGTAATCAATCACATTGCCAGGAGTAGTTTTGATAAAGCCGTCACGCGCCCAGGCGTCATACGGAACTCGGTCATGGCGTGCCCGCTCAATGATCGCGTCCTCAGGTATCCAGAAGAATGGCAGCCAGGCGTGGCGCTCTTCCTCGCCTTCCTCAGCCGGAAAATCAAGCACAAACGCCGCAAGGTCGCTGTTACTGGCAAGGTCTAACCCGCCGTAACAGGTTGCACCCTTCAGCAAGGTCATATCAATAGGTTGTTTGCACTCGTCCCAGCCTTCCATCGGCATCCAGCGGGTTTCCTGTTGTGTCCACTGGTTGAGGTGCAGACGTCTGAAAGTGTTTTGATATGCCGGTACCTGAATGGCGCGTTTGCACTCAGCCTCCAAATACTCCTCTTTGATGGTCACACCCAGACCGGGATTAGCCTTGTGCCATATTTTTGGATCCTGCCAGTCATCGTTTTCATCTGCCGCTGAGATGAATGCAAAATAGGCTGGATCATCAATCACACCATCCAGCACCTGTCGTGCGTATTCGTGCTGTTCCCAACAAATGGAGTTGCGGTCATACCCAGCGGTAGTGATCATCACCATCAAGGGCTGACGCCTTGCTCCTGTGGACGTGTTCAGCACGTCATATAGGTCCCGGTTGGGTTGCGCGTGCAGCTCATCAAAGATGATCCCATGCGCATTGAAGCCGTGTTTGTTGTAAGCATCCGCGCTGAGCACTTTGTAAAACGACCTGGTATTTGGTACCGTAATGGACCGCTTATAAACCTGCACCATGCTGGCTAACTGTGGATTGCTCTCCACCATGCTCTGAGCCTCACCAAACACAATCGCCGCCTGGTCACGGTCTGCCGCTGCAGAGTACACCTCAGCCCCCGGTTCGCCATCTGCCAGCAGCAGGTACAATCCAATCCCTGCGACAAGTGTGGATTTTCCGTTCTTGCGAGGTATCTCGATATACGCCTTGCGATACCGCCGGGAGCCGTCTATCGCGCGCTTCCACCCAAACAGTGGCTTGATGATCTGATCACGTTGCCACCCCTGCAGTAGAAACGGCTGACCCGCCCACTCGCCTTTTGAATGAGTCAAGAATGTCTCAAAGAATGCACACGCGATCCGCGCTGCCTTCTCGTCGTAATAGAAATCCAACTCACTCGCTTTGTTCATCAGGCTCCTGTGGCTCCTGTTTGTCTATCGCTGCGAACAGCTGTTCTGCCAGGGTAGGTTTGTTCTTCGGGTCCACTGCCTTCACTCGGCTTCTGCTGCTGGGCGTCATCCCCAGCTCCACCATGTACTGGCGCATCTGTGTCAGTGACTGGTGGGAAATCTCCACCCACGGGCTCTTGACCATGTACCCTTTCGGGTTGGTCTGTATGGAGCCCTCCGACTCGATCATCCCTTCGGCTTCCACCCATCTCGCATAGCACTGACAGTAAGCTGCTAGCACCGCCCGGTCTGCCACTGTCAGAATCCCCACCTCGTACAGCTCCCTTACAACACGGTGCCACTCCTTCCTGGCTTCGTCGGTCAGGTGGTGTGGGCAGCGTGGCAGGTGTGGCTGAAGCGACGGTTCTTGTTCGTTCATAGGGCGCTTGCCTGGGTTGCCACTCAGCACCTTTACAGCAGTTGGTTTGGGTTTTCTGCCTCTCATTCACGCCATTTTTCCCGAGTCGCAATTTCGCGCACGCGTGCGTAAGACTGCGCGCCTGTTCACCAACGGTAAGGTGGGAGAGATTTACTCCCCCCTCCCCAGCGGTCGTCTTCAAGCGCTGTCTTTCTGCTATGACAACTCTTACACAGCGCTTGAAGGTTTTCCGGTTCATCAGTGCCGCCCTTGCGCCGTGCGATAATGTGATCCACTTCCGTGGCTGGCACGTCTCCTCCATGTAACTGGTAAGGATTAGCGCAATTTGGATGGTCACTGAGAAACGCATCACGAATTCGCCGCCATGCACCACCATAACCAACAGAGGACCGCGGTTCCCGTGCTGCAACAAACTTCTCTTTGTGAACAGCACAATAGGTCTCTGATGTCAGGTTCGGACAACCTGGAGCGGCACATCCGCGCATGGCTCTATTTGGCATCATTTACCTAAATCAGCCACTATCTGAGGTAGCAAGTTAGTAAAGAAATACATGAGGAACCCGCCCGCAAGTGTCAGAACCAATCCAACCATCCATCCGATTAGTTTGTTGAGTTGGTTTTCAATCTTGGACAAGCCCTTTTCAAGGGTAGCCAGGCGCGTCTTTGCGCCTTCTTTGCCATTACCATTTATCCACTGAGCATGGTCCTCAATGTCTTTCTCGATGGCTGGCAATCGTGCTTCAATGTTTTGAATCCGCGATGTGACTTGAGCAATGCCTTCTGCCATGACACACCTCGCTATTTAGCCGCTGCGGGTAGATATTTATCAATGGCAGATCCGGCAATAAAGGTACCTATAACGACCATCAATGAAGTAAGTTGATCAGGCGTCAAATCAAACGGCAGTCCAATCTGGAAGCCCCTCAATACCAGGACAACCAAACCGACGACTGCCGCCCAAAACTTACGAGACATGAAAATACCACGCCATCCACCAGGACCGGGATCCACTGTCACACCAATGATGTAACTCGAAATGACAATTACCAACCCCGCTGCCTCTTCATTGTCCATCTCGAAACTTGGCACAAACACTGCCACCAGAATGACCGCAACCGCAATAAAAGCAGCCCAAAACCGACGCGATACCAACAAGTCTTTCATAGAATCACCTCTCAAGTTCGTGGTAACGCAAAAGCCGCCCGGGAAGACGTCTTTCACGTCTTTCCCGAGCGGCTAACTTCGGAAATCTGAGCCGTTTACTTACAAATTAATTATATCACTTTTTAGATTCTTTCATCCTCTCACTTTTCAAATCCTCCTTCATAGCCTGGGATTGCTTACGAGCATCGAAATGGTAGAAGTGCTTGCAAGTGGTGCACCTCCCGTGAAGGAAGCGGACCTCAACTGTGCCTATTTGTAGCCAAGCCTCTGTACCAACCGTCACCAGCTTTCCAATCACAGCATGGCACTCCTGGCACCGGTAATTGGCAACCACGACACCTTGTGGATTCATGACCAGGTATCTCGCCCTGGTCGAGCGCCACACCTGGCACAACGCATTTGAAAGTAATGTCCGTGCCTCGCCCATTTGGCTTTCCAGTGGTGCCCCACCAGCCGGCATAACCATAACTTCAACCGTTTTCCCATTCCCGTTTTCCTTGTAGGGGTTCACATTCCTGCACTTTGATGATCACCCCGGCGTTGTTTTTACCAACTCCAATCCACTTGGATAACGTCATCCTGATGACCTGGCGATCATCCGCCCAAAGCAATCCATTCAGCGCATCCAGAACAGCTTTGGAGAGATTATCCAGATCCACCCGCCGTTTATCTGGGATGAAGAAATCCAGTGACACTTCAAGCGAAATATCGTTTTGATATACAGGCGCTTCCAGCTGGTACTTACTACGAAACCCAACAGCGTAAATCCCTCCATTATTCTTCTTAAGCCAATCAACTACAGCAAGAGCAATCTCAGTCTGCCAATCAGTAATCCGAGGGTCCCGGTAATAACCCTTGAAAGAAACTCTAAAGGATTGCTTTGGTACCGGGACGCCTCGGACGCTGACTTCGATCACTTCTTTTCTTTCTCTTCAGCCACAGGAAACAAGTCTGGATTACCCTCTTCCCGTACCCAGGCAATCAGGGCATTGCCAGCAACTTTCAGCCAATTGATTGGCTTACCATTCTCTTTGAAATCCTTGTAATACTTGGCAAAGGTTTCAAAGATTCGGTCTTCCTGCCCCTCACGGGTACGGGTGAGCCAGGTGTCTCCCCAGCGATTGTCATCATCAATGAGTTGAACTCTCAGAGCGTCAGTAAATTCGGCAAGATAATCAACTGTTTTAGGAAGAAAATGATCCGTTACTGCCGGCTCAATTTTGTCAACCATCTGCCTTGCTGCACCTGCTAATTTGAAAAATGTTTCTGAACCAATTACCAGTGGATCTCGTCCAGGCTGGTTTCTCTTCACATCATCATAAAGCGCATCAATCCATGCTTTGGTAATCATGTGATCTCCAGAAGTTTCTTTATTGCCTCGTCGTGTTTCCCGGATGTATAGGCTGCCATCTCATCAATCAGGGATTTCAGTCCTTCAACAGTTGCGAACCCGTCATAATCAATGGATAATCCCCATATTGACTCCAGGCGTTCTTTTAGAATTAGCTGTTCCTTTTCCATCTCGGCGATCTTTGTCCTGGCATCTACCAGCTCAAACCACAGGCTCACTTCGTAATCTGTTGCTGGCACTGGATTGCCTGAATTGCTCACGACTTCCCATTGTCCTGATGGTTTCTGCTTCAGCTGGATTTTCCGAACCTGAGCCTCATACGGTTGAACCATTCTTTGAACACCCTGGCGAGCTTCGCCGGCATTCTTGCGGTGATAGTCTTTGATTACCATGCGCTCACCTTTGTGTTTCCAAACATTGACAACTGTTCAGCGGGTTGATAAATACGAACCCCGCCGGGCTTTACCAAATCAAGCTCCATCACCAGCCACCAGGACTCAAGACGAGAACAATTTACCAGCGCCCACTTATAACCATCCTCATCAACCATCAGGTTAGTGACCGTTCCCTTCAGGGTTGGGTCATACAATAGCGCAACCGTATCCCCGCGCCGTATCTCAAAAGGTGGTTTATGGGCTGAATCCTGAAGCATCTGCAGAATCGCCAGCTTTGCCTGGACACGAGCCTTGAGAAGTGTGGGCGCCCAGCCAGTTTCAACCTTATTTAGCACCGCCACTTCCCAGGTGACTCTTACCCCGTTCTCAATGTGTAAGTGGGCTTTATATATGCCTCCAAAGGCATATATATCACGTTCATCATCTGGATCAGACACCCACTCAAATACAGTGGAGTGGACATCATAGACAATTTCACCATTCTGATCTAATACCATCCCACCACCTCGCATTTACCCGGGTCCGTTGGGAATGTCCACGTTTCCCGCTCCTCGTCGTAAGTAGCCAGGACAACTTTATCCTTTGTACTTTTACGAATCCTAACCAGATGTAATTCTCCATCCAGTGGCAATCCTACAGACGGATCTTTCCAATCCAGGGATAATTGCCATTCCCTGACCATATTCTGGAACGACTTTCCAACAGTCGCTGGAGGCATGAATATTTCCATGATGGGCTTGCGAAGTGTAAACGCCATCCCCAAGTCAAACAGTACACCCTGACTCTCGCCATCCCAAATCACCAGGACAATCTTGGCAGCCATCATTGCCAACAGGTTATCCTCACAAATGCGCAATCCATTCGGATCATCCTGGTTGGTATCCAGCGCCGGACAATACACCTGTAATCCACACCTGGATAATTCTGCAATCAGCCCGTTATATTTCTTGGGGTCCTTACCGCGCACAGGACAAATCAGAAAGGCTTTCATGGCTGATCCATTTTTGGATCATTAGTTCCGACCGCAAACTGGGGTGGTGGGTAATCGTAAGTTTTAGGTAATGGTGGCAGCAAAAGCCAATGAGTGTAATCAAATGGCCATCCTGGTACTCCCGATAAATATTCCATTATCTCTGTCAGTTCCATGAGAGCGCCACCGTTTTTCTTCCTGATTGTGACTAACGGGCGATTCGATAACGGAAATATTGAGAAGGGCGTCCACTCGGTCTGCATTCTCAATTTTTCGATATATCCCAGTAATTCATTGACAAGTTTGATTACTACATCAGATTGGGTGTCCGTGACGAATTCACGTATCGTTTCCAACCGAAAAGACAAATCATCCAAAGCTAGTTTTCTTTCAATTTCTTCTTTGTCCATCACTTCACCTCCGGGAACTGTTTCCATTCGTGCCCGTCAAGGAGGCTTTCACCTTTTCCACCTCGAACCATCTGAGTACCATCCTCAAATGTATATCCACCTGCAACAGTTTCTTTTTCTCCTTCGTTGACCAACCAGGGGTACTTTGCAGGGTGCCACGCGCCCCATTGCTTGAAGAAAAAAGGCGTTCCTGATTGGTAGCATTGCTGTTGAAGCGAGCGAACCCAATCAGGGTGCATGGGTCTGGCGCCAGCTCCACTTTCACCCCCACAGATCACCCAATCAAGTGGACGATGATGTTCCCAGTCAGCTCGACATTCAGGACAATGCCAGAAACCTGCACCGTTTCGTTCATATACCGGTGCATGGTCATTATGCCGTTTGCATTTTGCTGGTGTCGTGAAAGACCTCAAGTCTATTTTTTCAAGCATTGGCTCAATACTGACGAATCGTAAAGCACAATCTATGTCGAGCAAGATGGGGATTCTCTCGTCTGCAGTGCGCTGATCTTCGACAGACACCCCGAACCACACATTGTACAGAATGTTTCCAAGATTATATAAATCGTTTCCCTCCCAGCGGTAATTAGTGTACGTTTGGCTTTGCATTAATTCAAATTCAATTCCCTTTATGTAATCCCGCATTCTCTCAGGTCGCTTGGTCAATATGAGGAATTTATGACGGTGCGCCCGAGACATAACCATAAACATAAACTCAAAAGGCACATCCGGGTGAAACAGGTCGCTCATTGAGTTCACGAATATTTTGGACGGTTTCTTCCACTTGAATGGAATTCCCAATCTTTCGCGGTGGCATTGCACATCTGTGAACTTACGATCTCCCCAAAAGCGTTTTGCCATTGTCTCAGCGTAGCAATGCCGGCAGCCCTCAGACACCTTAGTGCATCCAGTGACCGGGTTCCAAACCTTATCAGCCCATTCAATCTTGGTTATGCCACTCATTCTTTCAC